GAAGTTCCATAAGAGTAGTAAACCGCTTGGGTGTAGCTATAGTCAGTACTGCTGTACGTGTTAGTGACCACACTCCTAAAAAACTTGTGTTTAGTAGGGTCCAAAGAAATATATGGAGTATCCACAGTCATCTTAATGGCTGAGCCCTCATCTGAGTAGCTACTTGTGGATATTAGAAGCCCCGTATTGGTTGCCACTAAATGGGTGTCCCCAAATTTAGCGTAGCCTTTTAGTGTGAAGGGTAGTAAGTCAGTTGTGACGTTACCCGCAGTGAATCCCAATGCAAACCTACGGACACTCCCAGAACTATCATTCCACCCCAAATAAACCACTTCGTCAAACGGGTCACAGAACCCGTATTGGGTATTTTGGTCGGCGTATACATTTCTTTCAAAATACTCATTTAGAGGTAGGGGTGCTGATTTTATGCCATCGCAAACATATACCCCACTTCCTGAAGATATGTAGTATATTGTGTCGTTAGCAGATACGATATTGAAGGGCTGTGAGCACCCGGTAGGGGCCTCCACCCTGTTTATCACCAAAATATCAGATCCATCCTGAGCCGGCTGTAAGGACATCCCCCATATTGATTTATTCTTAAAAATGATGCCGTTTTCCTTCAAGGGTACGACAGCCATGATACTATCGCCCTCACTGCCATAAACATCTTGGTACATCTTGTTGGTGAATTGGGGTATCGCCTTTTCCAAGTCAAGTTGGGTTTCTTTCTCAGTCCAATGAATCCGTGAGGAGTAGGATATTAACGCAGGGCGAACATTTGTCCAGTTAGTAGTTTTGGAGGAGGTTATACTTCCCCCTATATTGCCATACACAGTGTAGTTACCACCCAATATACTAAATTCCGGGAATAGCCCGTTATTCCAAGTAGTGGAGGTGCGCTTTATCCAATCCCTAAATTGGATCTGGATGCCCGCAGAAGGGTAGGGTGATATACCACCGCTCATTTCCCCTCCATAGTATACGTGGTACTTATCGTGTTCCCACGAGTTTATGGCGTACGCATACCGCCTTAATATGCTTATTGAGGTGTATGCTTCATCTGACTGTAATGAGAATAGTGGGTACGCCAAGTCTGTTAGTCGTTCAGATATATCCTGTCCTTTTGGGCAAGGGACAAGAAGTGTACTTGTTGTAGTAGGGACCACTAACCTGCCGTATATAAACCCTTGGAGGGTAGACAGGTCTATGGTTCCGGGGTAGTCTAGGTCCACATAGTTTGAGCCATACCCCGTAACTGAGTAATACCCACTCAGTTGCATGTCCACTGAATCATAATCCGCATCCCTATTTATCATGAACGCTATTTTTCCAACTACTGAGGAGGTAGGTGTTGTCGAGGTTGCCACCCTAAGGGTTGTGCTATTTATCTTATTAAGAATCTCGCTGGGTTTAAAGAGAGACGCTCTTTTACCTTGGTATGGTGTCGTAGTTATAGGGGTAAAAGGCATAGGCACTTCATCCGGTACTTGGATAGCATCAATAGTAACCACATTACTACCCACAGATATCACTTTAAAGCTTCCTTGTAACGCCGGGTACCCTGCTGGTAGTGGAACCATACTGCCCTGAACAGGCTCCCCGGTAGTGTTGTCTTCCCATGCTAGGGATACCATATCCCCGGGATTAATTCCTGCCGAGTTATCAACTTTCACATAGCAGTATTCCCTTGATGGGAGAAAGTCATAAGTTTCCTTATATGTGCCGTTATCATTGTTGCCTAGCCCTGCGAATACCTCGAACGCCCCGTGCCCGTTGCCACCTAGGGTATGAGTCACCTCCACAGCAGAGTAATTGGATATCCTCACATTGTTTCTATCAAAAAGGGATACTGCACGCATGAGCAGGGTATGCCCATCCACGTATAGCTTCTTTGTGGGGGTTACTTGAGCTACTGTGACAAAGAGGTCAGTGCCCCATGATAGCACTTTGGAGTTGCCCATTTGTCGGATGTTGCCAAGGGTGTCTTCCTTGGGGTCTGTAAACCTAAATATAAACCTAGAGTAGGTTGAAGATAGTATGCTAAATAGTGTGTTGGAGGAGCCTCCCTCTACTGTGGCAAGGTACACCTCACCCTCTGATATGTAGATGGCGCACCCGTCTTTAACGGCCCCTACCATAGAGGCATCCACGGAAAAAATCCTTTTGAAGAAATAGAACCCACTAATGCCTGAGGAGGTTACTTGGGGAGGAAGTGGAGTCTTTCTTCTCTTATTGTACGTCAGGGTCATATATGTGGAGAACACACCCGCTACTTGGCACAGATCCTCCATCCACTCTAGCCCCTTTGGGAGAGTACCCACATACCTTAGAATCCCTACCGATGAAGTTGTGTAAAAGCTTGGCACAAACCATGGGGTATAATATATACTAACCAAGTTGCAATTAGGGTCTACCATGACGTATTCCACTGATCGCTTGGTACTCCCTGTTTTTGGTAATTGGTATACCCATGCGGTACCATCACTTACGGTGTCTTTACCCAACTTAAACATACGGTACTGTATGCCGGCCGGGGATGTTATATAAAGGTCCCCCACAAATGTGGAAGTTCCTTTTTGCTCAAAGTCGAATACCTTTTCTCCCACTATCTCAATAAGGGGAGGTTCGACAACGTTCGCCACGTTTAAATTATTACCAAAAGTGGTTATGGTAGATCCCCTTGGGGCAGGGACGTTACTGAATCGGAACACATCCGCATACAGTTCCTTTTTCTCATCTTGGTTAAAGTTGAATTTATCCCCTATAAGTACTCTTACATAAGGTACTGTGGTGTCATTATCCACCTCTACCTCTAATTTACAAATGGTGCTTGACGTGGAGGTGGCAGGCCTCCTGTAAACCCTTATTTTTATCTTTCCCCCTACCAAACTAGCCACATCCGCAGGCAAAGTTGGGACTGCCAACTCTAACCAACTTGCATATTGGGAGCCATCAGGATTCATTGCCGGCCGTGTAATGCAGTCATAGTTGGGTGTTATCATAGATTCAATAGAGCCACCATTCCACTCTTCAATATAGTAGGTGATTATAATTTGCTGTTCTTGGGCGTATCCATCTTTTAATGTGGCTTCTGAGGCTACCTCAAGGGACCCATGGGTTCCGGTGACACTTCGGACCAAAGGCAGTGTTGGGGCGTTGAACTTTGTGAGGTTAATAACCTCTTTCCCGTTATATCTTAGAACTCCCCCCTCTATCGCTTGGATGTAAACCCCTTCTGAAAAAGAAGTAGTTTGTAGGGGTAGGTCTTGCCCATAAATCCACAGCGGATTCAAGTCCCCATAAGCGTGCCTCACCATTCGGGGGAGGGAATAGATTTTTTGCCTTGAAGAGACCTCAACGTTTGTGTTAAGGGTGGTACCACCTATGTTGCTCAATACCGTTACATACCTACTGTTTATGAGTAGTACGTCAAAGTCCATTAAGCCAGTTATTGGTGGTAGCCAGTTACCCATGTAGGTTATAGAGAAGTTGGTGGACGGCAGTATATCCCAATAGGGGTTGTTTATGCGTATATTGGTACTTGTAGTGGTCTTGGACATAACAGTTCCCGTAAACTCTCTGTCAAAGTAGGTAGCCTTAAGCTCACACCCTGCACAAAGGTAGGTATTTGGCAGCACACTGGTTGGTATATCCACTAAGTGGTCTACTCCAGTGTAGCTCACTGTAGCCCCGTTCAAAGTAGTAACCGTGCTTATTTCTATACTTGTTGCACTTACGGGTAATGTGTAAATTCTATTATTGTGGCCCGCTATAATGTTACCTTCCCACACATTCATGAAGTGGGTAGTTGACTGGGTGTCCTTAAATAGCCCAAATGCGTACGTGTCCGCTATGGTTTCAGATGAGGCCGTAGTCAACTCACTTGAGGATACAATACCGGTAAGCCACATCGTGCTCGAAGGCATAACCCTCACCCACTTTTCGGGAAGGTAATAAAATTCTAGCCATGGCAGGTTGGTTGTTCCTACATACGGGATATTGGTTATGGCCCTGCCGGAACCTACTTGGGTTACTTTACCTCGTTGGTAGGTATTTACCCCAAAGTAGGGCACTGAGAAGCATATTAAATCATATAGTTGTAGTGGTAGGTCGCCAGCTACTATTGCCAATGCCCCATTCTCATTCTCTATACTAAACTCCCCTTGGGGTATTCTGTGTACCGGGATAGAGGGAGCGGTGTACACACCCCAAGAAGTATTAGGGGATTGTGATAGTATGGTATTGTCAGTTATTCTCAAGTAGTGTATGGGGGTAGTGCTACCGTTAACTACTAACACCGCATTGGATGGTAGGCCCTCAGTGAAGGAGTGGATGTACCACCCCGAATACTCTACCCCTGATATTCCCAAGTAGTTTCCTACGTTCTGGTAGGTAGCAGGGTAACTAGATGACCCTAGTACAGCGTAGTAGCTACGGGTAAAAGTAAGGGTGGTGCCGGAAGTGCTACAGTGTATGGGGAAGTTCCCTATACTATCGTATCCCGTACGCTTCTCAAGCACACCACCTTCGGCACGGCAGTTTATAAGGTCTATTGCGAATCCCTCACGTATGTTGGTTATCTGGGAGTCCCCATCTATGCCTTTAGTAAGGTCTATTGAAGTGGCTTGATGTCTTGACTGGGACATTATGATCTCCTCCAAGAGTAGTATGCGTTGGTCTTGTTAAACTCTCTTCTCACTTTTCCGATGGGCTGTCCTGCGCACTCAGTGTGTAGATCCTTAACCAATTGGGCCATCATTTCCCTTAAATTTTCATCCACTTCATTAAATGCCCCTCTACTTACCAGCGTAGCCCATGCTATCACGTACTGGGTTAAGTCATCAGAAATCATGGGCACACCAGTGGATAGCCCGTAGCTGACCACATCATCCACTTGTATGTTATCATCCTCACCCGGAAGGTTTTCCGTGGGTGTAACGGAAGTAAGGGGGAACCCTAAATATTCCGTACGGTCTACAACCTCTATACATTTCAACTTGTTACCTTCAACTTGCCCTATCCGATACAACTTTTTAGGCTCTCCAGTTTCCCAGTCGGACACTGTAACGAGGGGCATAGTGTCCATGTCAAAATAGTCCAACATATCTGAAGTAGGTTGGGAGTCCAGTTCTAGCCATTGCCCGTCAAATCTCAATATTCGCCCCACAGTAGGTGCCAACTGTAAAACCCTAGGCGAAGCTAGGATAGATAGGGTTACAGTGCTTGAGGGTGAGGGAATTAGGTGAATACGGCCTCTCATGACGGTGTATGCGAATGGAGATCCTCCCATGCCCGCTAAACGCTTAACCTCATATGGCTCAGCCCTTCTCAAGTTAACTTTACCATAGCGAATTGCTTCAACTCTTCTACCGAGCAACTCATGCACCGATAATGGCTCTGTGTATTCCACATCAGTCCAATCCTTGATAAACGTGGAGTTACTCTTATCCAATGTCTTTAGAACCTCAAGGTACCCTACATGGGCTCTTGAACAAATTGTTTTGTCTGTAAGAACATTGGTGTCATACTCCATAAGGTCGTCTCTTACTTTCGATATAATTTCTTTGGTTGTGAGCATAATACCCTCCTTAACTTAAATATACCATGCTTTGTGGAAAAATGCCCTTTCCCCATATTTTGGGCAAAATCCCAAAATGGGTAAGTCCACCCACTAGTATTCAAGAAAACATGGAAAGTTAGTACCACAGTACAAATTAAAAAATTTTAATATATTTACCCCCCATTGTGATAGTTAGTATATTTTCTGTAGCAACCTAAAAAAATTTTAGCTTAGCTCTTTGATCTAAATTTTTTATAAATAGTTTGGAAACCTAATAATCCATCCACTCCCGCTCTCTCGGTAAGCCCGCACGCACAAAAAAAGCTTAGGTAGTTTTACCCAAGCCTGAATATGCACATGTTTTAACCTTTTAGCACTACTATGGGATTAGACGGGTAGTCCGCCCATTCCACCGCCACCCATAGGAGGTTCACCCTCAGCGGGTCCCTCCATAGGGGAGCCCGCTTTACCGGGACCACCTAGAATAGCCTCGATTTGGGCTACTTGTTCTGGAGTTACTGTGGGAAACCCTGCACTTTTCAGTGCAGAGGTTAAGTCTCCACCTCCCCCAAGTTCTCCACCCATGTCGCCCATAGGTGGTTTTTTACCCAAGGGCTTCTTCATAATATCAAGACCGCCACTTTTACCCCCGCCCGCATCTTCGCCGGGAAGGGTGATTTTTCCTGCATCAAACATCGTCTATCTCCTATGTGAAGCAAGGGATTTTTAGTACCTTGCCGTCCACTGTAAATTGTAAAAATCCCGTTACACTCCCGTTTGGAAAGTACTCCATTTGGAAAGCCGATCCATCCCCGAATCCTGCCACACCCATAGTATCCTCATAAACAAGCTCTGCGTCCTCCACAGTGCTTGTTTTTAGGGTGAGGCTACTATCAATGTATACTCCCCCTGAAAGTATCTCTGTGACGCTTTTTAAGCGTGTCACAGAATCCTCAGCTAAGGGTATGGCGGTGTGGTTTGGTAAGGCAAAGTCAAAGGCCGGTAGGGAAACAGAGTCCCCTACCCGGCCCAAGTAAATTTTAAGGGTTTGGTCTGCTTGTGGAACGATTCGTATCGCATCCACAAGATTTCCGTCCGGGGTCCTTGTGCGAATTGCAGAAGGGCCACCAGAAGACGTTTGAGGGGATACAAACTCACCTAGGGTTCCTAATATGCCCATGTTGCGGTTGAATACTCCTATCCAATCCGTAACCGAAGGCCGTATTAATTCAAGTCCTAATCCCATGCCCTATCCTCCTTAAGGATTTTCGTAGCAGTTAACTGCCAATCCTCTAAGGTGTAAACTTACAGGAGTACCCAAAGCTGTGTAGCCTGCTTTGTGGCCTACTCTTGCGAAGAAGCCTAAATCCACAGAAGGTAGAGACAAGGACTTAGCAACCAACGGGGTGCTGTTTTGTCTTACACTCAAGCTATAGTTAAACCCGGTAATATACCGGGCTTCAATAACCAAAGTAGAGGAAGTGCTTTGATCAATTGTGAAAAATGGGGAGGAGTACACTGTGGCTCCTGCACTTCTTACAATCAATCTCGCACGGTTCTGCGCAAGAATCTCTACGTAGTACCCATTTGCAATAGAAGTAGTAGGGGACGTTACGGGAGAGGCATTAATAGCCACATCCGTTGCCCCAATTTGAAGGATACCCTGAGTATCCAAAACTTGCATAGAAACTGCGTCAATATCACACACTATTTTATGGGATTGAAGAGATCTTAACAAATGTGCTTCATCCGCATCTGAAGCTTGAAAAATACCTGCTTGAACTGCAACACCCGTAGTGTCCGTACACTCAAGTTTGATGAGCCCACCCTCCATTTTTACTCGTGAAGAGTATAATGGGTCTACTGCGGAATTTACCGCTGAGGTTCTTGCGTATGCAATACCGTGGTTTCCAACAATTTTAGCCAAGTTATACGCACCAGTGTTGTCCGCAACCCCATCTTGGAATCCTTGGAAGTCACCTGATTTTGCTACTTTGGCATTGTCGCCAGAAATAACAAGACCGCCAGTCATACCGCAAAAAATGTCACCACGATACAAGGCAGTTTCTGCCCCTGCGTTTAGACGCTTTGCGATATGATGAGCAATAATTTCTTTAACGTGAAAAATTTTTCTCATGGAATCTCCTCCTTACCCCGCCTTAATACGGGGCAGTGTTATTAGTAGCTAAAGTTGAATGCCCCACCGCATGAGCGAGGTTGCATTAATCGCATAGCTGATTTTATCAGCTTGTACTCTTGGACAACGTTCATCCGTTGTCCATCAGCAGGGTCAGTTTTTAAGAACTTAGATTGCCCACCGTCATTACTCACATCTTTGATGGTACCATCAAAATACTCTAAAGCCCCCTTTGGAATAATCCAAAGACGGCGTAGGGACATCTCGTTGGTGCTCACGATTTGATACCTACGTCCACCATAGGTCATGACTTTAGCACCTTCCTCACCGAATGATCCCTTGCCATCGTTAAACAAAGTGTTAAACTCTACTGAAGAGATCAAGGAGTTATATACTACAGGGTTAACGGAAATGTGTTGCCAATGGGAGCCCACTTTGGCGATATCTCCACCCTCGGATTTCTTACCCACTTCACTATCTTGAAACAAGGGATTTCGTGTAGCATGCTTTGTTATGATTCTACGGAACAACTCGAAATTCATCGGTTGGCCCTCAGCGTTCATAATAGTAGGAAGAGCTTGGCGGATACGTGAACGACTGATACCATGGATGGTATTAGATGTGTTCATCAATAAACCCTCAATACCACAAGGGATGAATGGGTTTAATCTACCAATATCCGTGGATGCACTCCAATTTAAGCCTAGGCACAAGCGAGCTTGTGTGTAACTTGCAGGCATATAATATGGATGCATAATATAGGTGGCAAGTGTTTTAGCTGTTGGGTTAAACACAGCATCAAACCCATTAGCAATAGTCACTGCACCTGTAGGTAGTAATTCCGTGCCTACACCTGCGGTAATACCTTGGTAAGGGGTGATAATAACATTCTCTGTCAAATCTCCCGGACACCAGCGAACTTCATTGCTCTCGGAACCATCATTAGTCACGAAGGTTTGGGTAGCGTGAGTAACTGTGGTTGCTCCTTTGGTTGCAATACGGCCGGGTAGCACATAGATGTAACCAGCTTCAACATCCACATCCACAATTCTGAATGCGTCATAAACAACTTCGGTACCCGTAGCAGATCCTTTGAATCCCAATGCCATGATACGTGGAACACACGTGGTGGTTGTACCTTCATACACACCATCGTTATTCTCGTCATAATCGGCATACCAGAATGAGAAGGCGAAGCCTTCCACCAAGTGGGCTATGGAACCTACCGAAACGCTGAGATCAGAAATCTTGATTTTTAATGGGTCTAACACGGGTGTATAATATGCGTCTCGAACTACTGTAGCAGATGCACCAGAAGACACATTGTCCGGGCCAATACCGATAGGTTCGCACCAACGGCCTGTACCATCACCTAACGTTTGTTGATACAAATAGGATTTCATCAACATCGCCTTGGATTTGTACTCCTCAGCTTTAGTATTCACATACGCCTTGCTATCTCCCGATGTTAAATCATCGAGCAAGCGTTCGTACTCAATAGTCGCTGTTTGAAAAGACGGGATGATGGTTCCCTTTGCGTGGGAAGTTTTGTCGCCTCTAACGAACTTACCCCCATTTAAGGAGATACCTCCCATTGCCAAACCACCCGGATCTACACTATAAAAGTCTTCAATTGGGCCCCCCCAATTGAACTTTACGTGTTTAATTAAACTGCGGAACGTTCCCGGTGCCTCTGCCCAAAGAACGTTGTTCATCGTTGCCTGTATGGTCTTTAGCGTCTCACTATGCGTGAAAACGCCGTCCAATCTTGTTCCATCTGCCATGTTATTCTCTCCTTGAAAATAAAGGTTAGTGCTTTATCCCCGACAAGTCACAAGCCATTTGACTCCTTGGTGTAGGAGTAGCTTGCATGGAGTACCCTTGCCGTGAGGTTTAACCACATTGGTTACTGCACTATTTAAATTGTAGCATATTTAAAGATTTGGTTGCAAGTGGGGTTTTAAAAAGGATTTTAAATTTAGGGTAAAATTTCATATTTTCAAGGGGAGAGTGCTTGCGGATTTTTATACCCCTTTTATAGGGTGACCGCTAATCTTCGGGAAATAACTTTACCCTCAGAATCCATTTCCTCCACGATTTTTGCGTGGGGGACGAAAGTTAGAGCTTCCGCCACGGCATAACTTTTATCGGGATTTCTTTGCTGAGTAGTCACCTGAACTATGCACCCTGATCCCTTTACTTCCATAGCCTTGGTGGATTTCATCCACCCCTCTTTCTCAGATGAAGCTTTAGAAATCAGCTTGAAGGTGTCGCCGTCACCCCAAAAAACAATATCCCTTACATTTTTTCTAGCTCCATTAGAGTCTGTATTGCCCATCGTTTTTGGGTGGTTTTCCGGATTAAGATTTACTGCTACCATAATTATCCCCTTATTCCTGCTTTTTGCATTAAGTTCATAACAGCCGAGATATCCCCTCTTTTTTGGGCCTCTGCGATCTGTTTACTAAGTTCATTGGTTGAATTATTACCTACTTTGCCACTTGCCCCTGAGACGGATGTTTGTAGCGCTTTTGTGCCAGCGTTAGCCCTATTGCCCGTGTCGGTTTTCATGTAAGGTGCCACAAGTTCATTTAGCTCTTTCGCAAGAGCGTCTGTATCTACACTATTGCGTGTACTTGCCTCTGAGAGGAGCATACGCATGATCTTTTGCACAGCGGGAAGTTTGGCAGTATCTACTTTGGCTTTAATGCTTTCCCACTGAGCGTTAGTCCATGATTGTACTTTGGACTGTATCTCTTGTTTTTGTGCTTCGGTCTGAGCTTGGCGAGCTTCTGCACTCGCCCTTTCACTCTCTTGCTGTTCTCTCATGAGTCTATCATAGGCTCTTTGCTGGTAGCCCCTTGCTTGAAGTTCATCCGACTGGTTTACGGCGTTCACTTGAGTGGATAACCACTTTTTATACTGCATGTATAACTCAGGGTTCTCCCTTACGTATTTTCCGGGGTGATTAGGGTCTTCCTTAATAGCCATGATATTGCTCTCTGACAACACCTCGTCAATCATATCTACCGGTTTATTAGCGGAAGCCTCTAATAATGCGCTTAGGGTTTGCTCAACTTCTGCATAACTCTTCTCTATATCTGCATACTTAGCTTCCCACGTTTGCTTCTCTTCGTGAAGTTGCTGTCCGATGAGTGCTTGGGTAAGTGCCGTTTCTATCATCTCTCGGTCAGAGAGATCAATCTCCACTTCCTTATCACCCCATACAGCCTTCACAGTGTTAGAAGACTCAGGAGCAGGCTTCTCCCCCTCTTTTCCTGCTACGGGCTTATCGGTTGGAGTGGTAGAGGGGTTAGTTCCTAACTCCTCACCCTCTTCATTTTTGTCGTCCATATACACGTCAAAATCCTTTGGTATCTCACCACTGCCAACATCTGCGGGGCTATATTCAACATCATATATTGGGTCCATACGATTCTCCTTCTAGTTAAAACCTCATTTTAGGAATACCACAATTGAAGGGGTGTGGTCAACCGACTTTTCTTACATTCCGGGAGGAGGCGCACCTTGAGGGCCACCTTGTGGAGGCCCGCCTTGAGGACCACCTTGAGGGGGTGGCTGAGCTTTTGCCTGCAACTCTGCCAATTTCTTGACATGTTGCTGCTTATGCTCTAATACTGCCTGCTTTAGTGCTAAAGGAAGCACCTCAAATTCAATGGAGTTCATATACTCTGCTAAAGAAGCTAAATGATCTTCGTGGATATGGTAGTTTGTTACTTCTACCTCTTCTCCACGCATCATACGTGTAATTTCCTCTTCTTGGACCAGCCTTGCCCCTTCTGCCAAGTCTTTAACGTCTAACATGTCACCATCTACAAGAACCGAGATAAACCTTTTTGGGTCCATTCCAGCTTTTTCAATAATGCCCGTTTTTAGGAGTTCCATAAGTTGGTTCTTCTTCGCAGTTGGATCAGGAGGGAGATAGTTCCCATAGTCCACGTCAACACGATAATTCAAAGAGATATCACTAGCCTTGAAATACGAAAGAGCCGAGTATTTCTCTAATCCCAAAATACTAACGTTATGACTATCATTCATAAATTGACGAGCACGGGAGATGCCCTTATTGTAGATTCCTACAATTACTTTCTTCTTTTTATTGAACAACCGTACCCTGTATTTATCATCAGTCTCAATCGACAATTGAACAGCATAAGAGGCTAGCTCTCTGTTTATTTGCCCCTGTGACATTTCATTCATCCCAAATACATTTTGGATTTCAGTGGTGAATATTTCACTCATTCTCCAGATATCCCCCGTTACACTTGATGGATTCAAGTAAGAGGGTTTGGCCGCCCCATGATGTGGGTTAAAATAATAGGTTTTCACCGGGGAGTCTGAGGGAATAGTTGCGCTACCTTCAGGTAATAGTAAATGCAAAGAACCGTGTAAATCTATGTTGGCTAGAATTATAGTGTAGAACTGACTCAACGCTTGGATGATTGGGTAAACTAAAACGGTACGGCTTAAACCATAAGGAGTTCCACTCACATCCAAGTCCGTGAGTACTTCAAAAGGAAGCTTTCCGTCATCATAAGGAAGGTATGCCGTTTCCACAGCATCTGTGCCATTTTCTTCATCCACGTCATCCATAAGGGGTTTAGGGTCGTCAAAATCTAAGAAAGGTATTAGCCTTCCCAACATGCCATTTTCAGGGGTGGCCTTCTCCCAATAATAGTAAATAGGGACAACCTTTGAATAATCGATATCTCCTTCTGCATTCTCAGAAGAGCCGTCACTGTACTCTCCATTATTCCCCGCATTCTTGAAGGAGGACAAATGCTCTCTTCGGGACACCTTGGAGTACTTTTTTAAAAGGTCTAACTTCTTAGGAAACCGAGCAATGGCTACTTCCATTGGAACGGTATCTCGATGTACGCAACACCGGGCGTCATAAAATTCATTTACGTTGGGATCTATCCAAAAATCGTGTGGCGCTATAGCTTTAAAACATAGCCCCCCGGTCATTTCAAATTCAGGGTTAACCCTAGGGTCAAATCCTTCTTCCACGTTAGGCTCGCCCGCATTTGGGTCCCAACCTGTATAAAAAACCCCAATTCCAATTGTCGCTACGTGGTGGTATACTCCACCCTCTAAACGCTCTTGCATATCTGTGTGATGTCTCATGTACTTTATGTACGAACGTATGGCCTCAGCGGACATTTTATCCGCATGATCACGGGTGGTTGGGGACACCGTAACCACGGGCTCACTTACACACAATTTACTTTGTAGAAATTGCTGTGCTTGGGTGCCGATAGTACTCATGATGGCGTAGTCTGTGTTGCCACCTTCACCACTATCCATGGACTCCAATTGGTACTCCGCAATTTGATCTTGGTTGTACTGTTGAGGAATGCCTTGGTACACATCTTGGCACAATTGCCACTCCTCCTCCAATTCCTCACGGTCCTTTCTCATTTGTTGTAGTACGCCCTTGAGTTGGCACAAAATTTCTTTCCTATTTTTGAGTATCACCCTAGCCATTTTGATCTCCTTTTCCTAACAGGAGGTTTAATGGGTGTCTCCAAGTACCCCTCATCTTCCGCCATTTTTATTATTAGCCTTAGTTGTATTACTCCTAGAACCATATCGGCTATAGCTAGTAACACTAGTAGTATTATTAAAACTACTTGCATCGTCCCCTCCTTATACTTTTATAAAAGGTATTTATTTTCTTTGCTAAGGTTCCTTTGTACTTTTTGTCCCCGGTGGACTTTGCCATCTCTCTATCATGCCATGCCCGTAGCATTTTTTGATCTTGTTCCTCGGTGGTTTCTTGTCCTACCGGGGCAGTCCATAGTGGCACTTGACGGCAAAAATACATAACGCAGTCAGAGGCATGGAATTTACCACTCCTTGCCTTACCCGCTTTTGGGTTGGGGATCATCCTCATTTGAGTGACCACAAATCCTGCGCCCTGCTTGAAGAATTTGAGTTTACCATCCTTGATCACGTTCCGGGTATCCATGGTGGCCTGCTCCACATTTTTCAATATGGTTGGGGAATAGTGATCTTCCTTACATGCTTCTGCCCCAAACCATAGCTCTGCGTTGTCGTATAAGCTGTAATAATACTTGAACCATGGGGCGGGCTTATTTTTATTTACTTCCTTTAGGATATCTTTTGCATCCATGATACTGCCGGCTTTCCACCCTATTTGGTATGCTTTATAACAGTACCAAGTCCCCGTCATGGGGTCTTCGGCAAACTCAGCATGGCCAGTTACCCGGTTTGCGGGGTCAGTTACTCGGCATCTTCTCCAAGAAATGGGGATGTCAAAGTCTTCCACCTCTGGAAACACCACCCCGTTGAACATGGTGCCATCAGGGGCCTCATAATACCATTCCCCGTTTAGCCGAGCCCTTAATTGACCCTCAGGAAGATACTTCCACTTGTCTAGCAGGTCTTGCATCAGCTCAGGGTGCTTCATGTAGTGTGGATTTTGAGTCATCGACCACGAGTACAGCTCAAGCCCGCCCGCCATTTGGGTGTCATCAATATAGTTCTTGATCTCCTCGTCCGGATTGAGGGGAGTAAATCCTAAAACGACCTCTCCCGCAGTATCCGCACAGCGAGTCATAAATTCCATGAGGCGCAATAAAGAAGGAGGCATTTCATCCGTGACGAGATGGTCAATCTTCCTTCCCATCACCCCCTCTATTCGTTGGGCATACGTTTTTATTTGTAACCTATCCCCATTTCGGAAGTGGATTCCAATGAGGTGAGAGTTCTGGTTATAGGTGAGCATCTCCTCCCCATCATCCTTAGTGTAAAACCACCGAGGGATGAATTTTTGGAGATACATGAGCCAACACGTTTCATGCCCAAACTCATAATCCGGAACGGCTATCCAGAATATCTTGGGGCCTTGTTTAGTATATTCGGCCTCATCCCACGTTCCCGATAATCTCCATTTTTGCCTATACGGATGGTTTCTCATAAGTTTCCACGCCAAGTCCCTCATCGTGGAAAAGGTTTTTCCCGACCGGTTTCCGGCTCTGGCCACTTTAAATTTAGCCTCCGAAGAGAATAGGTCTACCTGTATTTGAGAAGGTTCCGCAGTGGGGTCTTCAGGCACAAAACTATTCATGATATGATTCATGTCGATAGATTCAAGCTGTACAATATCACAGTACAGCTGATATTTCTGAATATCCTCTACGTTATTCTGCTTTGCCATTAAACGCCTTCTCCACCGCATACTTTGCGGAACTGTAAGCATTGCCCCAATCGCCTCCCTCAAGGTGTAGGCGTATGTTATTCAACTCTCCTCCACTCCTCATCAGGACTATGAGGGCATTGAAGGAGGCGTCAATAAAGGCTAGGGATGCCGGGCTGAGAGACCCATCAGGTAATATTTTCGCTATTCGTTCTATAAAGTCCTTTTTAATTAGCCAAAAATCCGTGTCATCTTTATGAACTACTACCCTTTTTAATAGGAATTGAATAAGCATAGATGCTACTGCGGGTAAAATATTCATTTCTTGTTCTCCTTTTTTGTCCTTCTTGCTAGTCTTCTTGCCATGTGCTCGGCAGAGGCCTTGGAGTTCTCTGCACGACTAACGGCTTTTACTATGTGGTCCGCAGGGTTCTTGGAATGTTGGGCACCATCAGCGTGCTTCCCGTCCTTTGTCATATGTCCCGCCACAGTATCCTTTTTTACGGACTTAGGGTCTACACCCTTCGCCTTTAATAAGGATAACATCTTTTCCCTAGCTAAGGAAATAACTTTTCCATAGCCGTCCTTCCCCTTAACCAGCTTACTTCTCACCATGGAGTAGGCCCGATTTCCTCCCTCACCGGTTGTTTTATCACGGATAGTCATCTTCATCCTCCTCTATAGGGGCCTCTAAACGCTCAAATTCAGCCTCTACGGCGGGTTTAAAGAAGTTGGCAAACATCTTTCCCGCTATAAGTGCGATATTAAGTTGGCGGTCATTGTACTTCAAAGAATACTTTATCACCAAGTCATCTGTCATTTTCCCCCACCCCCGTATTTAGAGGCCTCTTTTTTTGCTCTCCCTTTTGCAGAAGCCAAGGGAGGTTTTTTAGACTCTGTGGGTCCCTTAGCTTCTTTGAAGCGACCCATAAGCGTTGAAACTGCCTTCTTTTTTTGTTCCGGGGTTAGGTTTAGGCTGTCTCGTTGGTCACGGCGGTCCACCACTTGTTTGACGTACGATTTTTGCTCTTTAGGGGCTAGGGTCTTGAACTCTTCAAGCTCTCTTTGGCGAATAACCTTAAACCCATCATCAATAACGTACTCATTTCTACCCCCCACACCTCTTATAGGGTCATTAACGCCCTCTTTTAATCTTCCTACATCTGCCTCGGCGTTAGCTTTAGCCGATTTTACTGATAGGGATTCGGGAGTCTTACCCAGTTCACTCGCAGTAGTACTGAATGCCTTCCCCTTAGCGTCTAACTGGTCACGAGCTTGCTTTAACTTTGATTTATATATGGGCACTTCCCGCAACATTTGTGCATCTTTTATTACTGGATCGTTTATTTTAGCCGTGAGGTTGGCAACATCTGCATCCGCCAAATCCTTAGAATCCCGGTAATCCACAATGCCCTTATGTAGGGCTTTAACATCATCCGCCCTGTTGCTCAGTTCCTTCATGTCGGGTGCTGTGTCAAATCCCTTAGATGTTTGAGCCTTTGCCCCTTTACCATATACTGCGGGCCTCTCACTTATCTTTGGACCCATTTGTGTGCCCTTTAGCCATTTTATACCCCCACTCTCAGGATTGAGGTTTATACCTCCTTTTGTAGCAAGGTTTGGCTTTTTAAGCTTCTTTGCCAGTTTATACGCACCCGCACCACCGGCTAACGCCAAGGCGCCAAGGGTAGCGTACTTTCCCCAGTCACTCTCTTCTTCCGCAGGAGGCTCTACCTTTAATTCAGGCACAGCTTCTTCCTCAGAAATAAGATCATCCGCTTTTTGCTCAACAATAGCCGGCTCTTCTCTTGTAGCAGGTAAAGGTTGAGTTGGGGTTTTTTGAGGGAGGGCGCTTCCCCCCGAAGTCCGAGTGGCAGTAGAAGTACTCACCACATCCGGTCTTCTGGTTGGCATTGAAGGAAGCCCGCCCCTTTTTGCTTGGTTATTTTTTAATACTTTGACAATTTCTTCTAGTGTTAGTGCTTTTCCCATATTATCTCTCCCATGCCGGCGAAGCTAGCACCAATAGGTTGTTGGCATCTAGCACATAAAAAACAGGATTGATTATTCCTGTAGTGGGTATTACTGAGGTTACCCCACCTAGTACTGTTTGTGATATATAGTATGTGGCATCTAGTGTCATTCCGTGAGCTGGCATGTTAATTCTTGCTACTCCCCATACCACAGCCACGAAGCTTGCATTGCAAGCAACGACTACACAAGGTGGCTCTGACAAGGAACCTACACCGTTGGCTATACACTCAACTACCCCCGAAGAAGTTACTTTAACAGGGGTAAGGTTGGTTAGTGTGTTGGCATAACTGTACACCATACCCTTTTCACCCGATATTCTCCAATTGGCTAACTCAGCGTCAAAGTCAGCGGATGTGTGAGAAGAAATACACTCCCATACTAATCCTCTGTGTAGCACTTTGTTACCTAGTCCGTACAGCACGGTTCCGGCCCATGAAGGGGTTGCGGTAGGTGAGCCTATAGTATCCCAGATGGATTGCCACTCACTGGCAGTAACTAACCCTCCAAGGGAAGCACCAGAGGAGGTGAGGGGCAGTCTCAGAGTGGCTACTTTATCCACCCAAGTTATTTGAGGTCCTGTTATGGTGTTATCTATCACCACCGATATGGAGTCTACCTTGCCTGCAATACTCGAAGTAATATCGCCAAACTCTGTGGAGGTTATAAGACCACCATTTGTGGCATTTCCTCCTGAGGCCTTCGGGAACGTGATCGTTAGGGTGGTCCCTGAAATTATTGTAGTGGGCCCAGCTAGGCTATCATCATATGCCACGTTAACTGTGTCTATTTTATTATCTTCTACTGAAGCTAAAGCAAATAAGATATCGCTAAGTTCTGTGGAGGTTATAAGACCGCCATTTGTGGCGTTACCGGCAGACGCCCTAGGGAAGTGCATTGTGATGTTTTCCCCAACTTTCCCCGTAGAAGGGAAGGCGAGAGAGTCATCAGATGCGGTGTCCATGGTTTTGACACTCACCGAAGTGTCTGCATCCCTAGGAGGTACCACAAAATGGGGCACTTCCTTTATGGGTGGAACAACATCCGTGCCCGTATACGCTAGCCCTCTTAGAGAGACTAAAGAGTAAGAACTTCCCACGGGTGTTATTTTTAAATTGGGCCATACTGCGTGGGTGTCACTATCGGCATACGCAATATGCGCTGTACCAGACGATCCTTGGTATGTTTCGTATCCTGAGCCAACTACCCTAGTAATACTATTGCTATAATTAGTAATAAGGTTATCAGCAGTAACCGTACATAGAGTGTCGCTGAATAGTGTGAGGGAAAAGGAATAGGGAATAGATTCCCCCACCGTTATTCCATCAGAAAAGACGCAATGTGATGGGGCGTAGGAGGAATGTTCTGAAATAAGAAACACTTTCATACCTATATCCCCGGTCACCGTGACTACTCCACCTACATTCACTGCTTTTGTGAACATGGATGGCTTCAAGTACATGGCAGAAGCGTCATTTTGGCTTACCGCAGGGATTGTAAGTCCTTTGGGGTCCTCTTTCATGCCCCAAAGGTACGAACATCCCACTTTTAGCCCTTTTGACAGGGCCATATCCATATAATCATTGTCTATCATAAGGGTTACGGCTAAAACTGCGCCCACGGTATCCCCTAATAAGTCCACTTGGATAGTTCCGTTGTCTGATATAGTCGCAGTGCCCGTAGGAAACGTGGCGAGGGTACCGTCAAATGTAGTGGGAGAGCTGTTACCCCCCACATTCCTTCTTATTTCAAATACGGTGGATGCTTTTACCACCGAAACCCCTAATGACAGCGTAGAAGATCCCCCATTTAAGGGGACGTACACTGTGAATTGCTTTTGCTGTGCCTTGGGGAAGACGTACCATAGCCCTCCATAATTTACCACCATATAGCTGTTATCTAAGAACGTGCTACTTTGGGAGGGGAAAGTATAAACTCCCCCTACTTCGGTAGAAGAGGCTACGCTTAGCCCCTTTCCAAGTTCCGATTCCATTACTATTGAGGTTTCTCCGAATAGCTTAATTTTTTTCATTAAAAAACCCTCCTATTCTAAATATAACAGAATAGGAGGGCTTTTTCAGCTATGGCTAAACTTGTGAGGTTTATTTCTTAGCCTTGGCCGGTTTTTCCATTCCGACTTCAGTAGCCGGAACGAAAAACTCTTTTTTCATTGCTAAAGAAGGAGAGAAACGTAGGCCTTTACGAGCAGGCTTCTCTATAATTTTACCTTCGATAGTGCGGAACTTGCGAGCAGGTTTGTCCACGATTGATAGCGTTCCGATGCAAGGGAGTGTGATGCGATCCTCAGAGAAGAGGGTGTTCACGATACCTTGAAGTACTTGAGTGGTAATTTCTTGAGCCTCAACCTTACTTAAAGTACCTTCCCAGTTAGCATATAATTGGTCTGCAATTGCGTTGCTTGTGGCATTTACAACCACATTGGCGCCTTTAACTGCTTTACGAGCTTTAGGTGCTCTAACAACTTTGGACGCTTCGATTTCTAGCAATTTCATCTTGGCTTGAGCCATTTTTGCTTGGATTGCTTTGATTCCCATGATTTCTCTCCTTGTTATCGCCACAACTTCGTGGCTATAGTTAAGAAATACCACGGGCATCCGCTACCTGTCAAGCAAATTTATTAAAGAGATTTTTTGACGTAGTTTAATCCCCAATCAACGAACAGCTTTTTGGGGTCCGCTTGACGTAAGAGAGCTATCAATTTCTTTGAGTCTTCGAGGCAAGTTGTGCACAAACATCCTGCACTTCCCGGTGAGTACGACCGATTCCAATCTTGGTGAAAACAGATTTCAGAACGCCGGCAATCCGAGCGATCCTCCTCTAACCACACCAACCAAGGTCCTAGCCCGGAGGAGTGTACCGACCCAGAGTAATTGTCTTTGCCACCGGACCACTGAATGTCGTGGATTTTGTAACCTTCCCTCAACTCAGGTGCAGGTTCCATTGAGCCAGCGTAAGTTTCCTTGCCTTTTCTAAAGGTTTGGGCATATGCTTGTCCTGACACCATAGAGACAGACCCAATTGACTTACCTTCTTTATACACAGTTGTCTTTAGCAACTCTAACCCGTAACCATCACGTTTATTTAAGCGAGTAGTCACCGCATAATTCCCGTTCAATCCACTCCATGCGTCTTCCACGGGGGATGGTTGGTTGGTAGTCCTTCTAACTAAGATTTCCCAAGTAGCGGGCCCAACGATACCATCCACCACCAAGCTCATGTTGCCTTGGAATCGTTTCACCGCAGATTCAGTGTAAGCTCCAAAGATACCATCAGCTTCAACACCCGTGTAAGTAAGTGTGATGAGCATTTCTTGGACACTTTTAACAGCATCTCCCCTATCCCCCATCATCAGGATTGGGTACGCAGGGTTTACCTCTACACCTGTCAGGAATAACGCACGTTCTTGCTCTCTACGGCGTACAAGCCCATTATTAACCCCCCCATCCACTTTGTTCCAGCGAAGTAGCTGATCAGATGCTCCCCTATAGTCCTTCAAATTTAGAAGTTGAAGAAGGGTGCTACCCTTAAACGCCCCTACTCCACAATTGTAGATAAAGGAGGCAAGAGCATCAAATTGCCCTTGAGTAAGTGGCACTTTTACTTCCGAGTTGATACAGGGAGTGCACATCTTGTTTACTTCATTGTCAAGCTCTGCTAGGGCTTGAGCGTGAGAAATAACGTCTCCCATACGCACTTTGGTTCCATTCGAGTAGTGAGTAGTACCATATCCTATAGTAGCTACACCCGCAGGGCATAGATACGTTGTGCAGTTACCATCTGGTAGGGCTTTGTGGTATCCCTCAAACTCTTTTATAATCTTAAAACACGCTTCTGATGCTTGCATAAAAAACCTCCATAAAAAAAGCGACAAACTGTATTAGTTGTCGCCTACATACATACTTCTTGAAAGGAATCAGTATGAAATATCTCTACTTTTAGTGTAGCATAGATCACTTCGTAAATTCAACTACCAATTTCTCAATAAGTTCTAAGGCTTCTTCAAGGTCTAAGTCCTTGACTTCTGCCAGAATCTCAGTACTGCCGGCTACACCAGCCATAATTGAGTTTCTTAATTCCTCATTTGTCAAAAGTTCTTTCGCTACTTCGAGGGCGTCCGATACTTGGGCCCCATCGCTTAGTTTTTTCATAACGAGCTTGCCCACAAGAACACACGCTACCAATGCTTCAGTGGTCTCTTTGATGCCTTTTTCCATGATTAACCTCCATGGTAAAAATTTGTTACACACTTGCCCTCTTTACATGGCAAGGATTCCATTGCTTGACGAATAAGCATGATTTCAGTGTCATGGGTTGCAATTTTCACACTAAAATCATCTAATTTTTTCCATATATGGTACAAGATGAAGGATGATAGGAATCCCGTTATTGTTAACAACGTTCCTATAAGTACCATTATAATTTGAGATCCCATAAACCCTCCTTCTCTTACTTTAATTGTACCACATCTAAAAGACTGTTAACAATTACTTCTAAATCAGAGACTCTTTTTTGAAATGCGTCATTCTCCCTCCTTAAATTTTGAAGCTCAGGAAGCATCAGAACTGCGAGTCGATCGTATCGAACTCCCGCTGGCTTTCTTACAGCTCCTTCTTTTAAGGTTGGTTTTTCGTCCTTATTTTTCACCCAATCCTCTTCATCGTAAGAGTACTGGACGAGTTGGGGGAAAATCTCATGGACTTCTTCTGCAATAAGACCGTACCATCCCCATTCCTCAGGGGTTTCAGTAGGAACCGAGTAGCGGTGCCACACTGGTCGCAAGTTGTGTATTGCGTTGTACCTATCAGGAAGGATATCCTCCACATCTTTCTTCACTCTAATGGTGGAAGACCCAGAAAGACTTCTTCGGATGTATCCCCCCGCTGTTATGCACAGATTAACCACATCCGTTAGTGGGTAATTATAAGCAAAGCGACACTGCATCTCCCCATCATTCCACAGCTTAAGTGTGTCTGAAGGGTAGTTGCTACCAAACTCTACGTCCCCAAAAAACCTTTTAACCCCTAAAATAGACACATCCGCAGTTCTGGATACGAAGTTTGTGGAATACGTCCAGTAAAGGTTATTATACGAATCCATTGAAAGAAATAGGGTTGGGTTAGTCATCTCCCCAATAGTGTATATGTGCTCAATGGATGCATGCGAAAAGTGTTTATAGCCTGTAATTGTCTGTGCTGTATCCGTGGTCACATAGTTACTCGCTAAAAGATTAGCTACTGTAGACCACCCGCAATACCTCAATTTGTTGCCACGTAGGATAGCAAACCCCCCTGAATTGGGTGTGGTTTCCGCCTCTAACCCACTAAAATACATTTCAGGGGAGGTAAAAGACTTGCCACCAGTGACCGTTTGGGTTGTATCAAGGGTGACGTATTTTAACGAGGAAGAGGATATTTTAGTGGGTCTGCCCGAACCGTCTATTGCTATTAGGTTCCCACTATACCCTGTGCTTATGGTAGTTTGTAGTCCCGTAAAATAGATATCCGCAGAACTGAACGTCTTCTCTGCTGTCACGATTTGAGAGGTATTCAAGGTCATGAATGCCAATGATCCTTGTGACACCTTTGTAATCGTACCCGCCCCATCGATAGCCACTAAGTTTCCCGTATAGTATGGGGAGGCTATTATGGTACCCAAACCAGATAGCTTGAAGCTAGCTGTTGAAAATTCGTTGCTATTGGTGAATACGTTGGATGTTCCAAGCCCTGCGTATCCCAATGATAGCGAACTTACAGTACGAAGCACTCCTGAGCCGTCCACAGCAATAAGGCTCCCTGAGTAGTAAGGGTATGGAACAAGGTTGGGAAGCCCCGTGAACTTCAAGGCCCCGGAAAAGGTTTTTTCCGCCGTCACAGTTTGAACGGTGGATAACGTCATGAAGCCATCCAGCCCGGAAACTTCTACCGTGTCATCAGGGTTTATCTTGATGGCATATTGAGAGGGGTCGGCCCCCAAAGTGGAGAAGTACGTTGCTCCTCCCTCAGCCCACGAATAGAAAGACGTGGAAGAGGTGGCGGTATCGAAATACCGCACCCCATTTTGTATATTTTGAAGCTTCTCAAAGATCATGATTACTCCTCAGGGTCCTCTTCTTCTGGACCGCTGTTTTGTCGCTCCTCTTTGAACAAGGCGTTTCTTGCCTCAACGAGAAGAGTTAAAAGCTCTTGTGCTTCTTCAAGAGAAATCGTTTTCCACCCTTTCACGCACTTCCAATGAATGTTTTTAGTGGGTTGGGCAACGATGTAGGCTGAGAGCATGGTGATGGTTTCTACATCAGGCAAGAACCTCCTGTTCCCCCATCTCACAAACTCAGAATCCTCTTTTTTCTTCCTAGCCTTCTTCGCTTTCTCCTTCTCAGAGAGGTCCATAAACACGGGTTTTGCCAATACCTTTGTAGGGTATATGAAGTACGTATACCCTGCTAAAACTTTACCTTCCTCAGCCTCATAGTCTGGAGTAATGAGGGGCATCCCCCCTTTGAAGGGGGAGTCCTGTATATTTTTCACTTTATCATTTTTCACTACACAATATTGTATCATACTAACCTCTCTTATATAAGATCTTGCACAGTATCCCCAGTATCCAAAGTGGATACCGTCAACGTGCCAACTGTGGGAGTGTGGGTGGTGAAAGAAGGAGTACTCACCGTTATAGTATCCGCAGGGGAGTAAGGTGTGAAATTCACATAAGTCATTATTCCAGTGGCGTCATACCAGTCAGCGGAAGTATGTGGGTTGGCAATTGTAGCCATTCGGCTAGAAATACTGACCAAACAAAATCCTCCGGTAATAGGGAGTATCTCAGTAGGTAATACCGCAGTCGAATATACCCCATGCTTCACATAGTTTAAGGCCCCGGTGGCGTAATCAAAGGAAGCTATAAAAGGAGCGTTATTATCCCCAAGTATATTCCCCGCCACTATTAGGTCTGTACCTATAATCCCCATGGATCGTATTGGGGTATATACATCAGTTCGGTTTGTCTTCTTGGCCCACACTACCGTACCATTAGACTTGTTGAGGCACACTATCCCATATCCTCCATCGGCACTGTAATTGTTGACTAGTACTAAAAATAAGTAGCTACCGGTCTCCAATATACGCTGTACTTCGTCTGAGTTACTATTATTAGCCATTTTGTACAACTTACTCCACTGGTGAGAGGTCGTGAAGTACGTCACTAAACCAGTAGTACTGTTAGATGCTGTACCTGTGTAACCAGCACAGAAAACTCCATTCGTCACTGTGGAGGATGGTACTGTGGTGTGGTATTGACCACTGTCACTCCCCACGTACAGCCTAAATACTTGCTGTATGTTTAGAGTGGTATCCACCTTTATACAAGTGGCTCGGTTAGTAGTTCCATCGTGGGAGTAGCCTATAGCTACTAAATTTCCATCACTTGTAAAACATCCCGGACCACTATTCAATATACAAGATTTGCCACTCTCGTAGTAACACCTTGCAATGCAAGCCCCTGTAGAAGGGCTTGATGAATACATGATACTTCCCATAGGGTTACTGTTCACCCCCGTGTTATTATAGTATCCAGTAGCCATTACCAGTGTTTTAGCAGTATTGGATATTACTGAATGGTTCCAAGAGGAACTAGATGAGGAGGATATATACTTTAAGGTGTTTACCACTCCTGTAGTTGGGTTGACAAACTCTATAGAGTTGTGAAAAGTTGCATTACCCGGTATGCTAGGGTTGGAGGCTACGCACAGAACTCCATCAGCATATGCAACTCCCCCATACCCGAAGTATTGCGCAGTGGAAACCCCTGACTGGTAGAGCCTTTTAGCGAGGTGTAGACTGCCAGTGGCTATATTAATGGCTCCTAACCTGCCCACGTGGTAACCTAGAGAAGGGTCGTGGTACCCGCAAGTATACACTACGTCCGAGTTGTAACACGCTCTACCGGGGTAGGCAGTATTGGGATACGACACATTGTGCCCGGTATTTGTTAAGTATTTGGATGCGGGAGGTGCTACATAATCCGGTATATCTTCTACCGTCCACCCTGTATTAGGTGTAGTTAATGGAAGTTGGCTAGTTCCTATAGGGGGTGTGTAAGTAGTAAAAGTAGGTGTAGTCACCGTTATAGTATCCGCAGGGGAGTATGGAGTAAAGCTCACATAGCTCCAAGTAGCATTTACAAAATTAGGGGAGTCGTGAGGATTCTTAACAACACCCACGTTTCCAAAGATACCGTCCTTCTCTGCCTCTCCCAATATGGCGTAACCATCAGTCAGTAGCTCTATCTGGCTAGGCTTGAAAGGGTATTCTATTCTACCCTCCTTGACGTAATCTACTGCCCCAGTAGTTGCATTAAAGGAGACTATGAATGGAACGTATGTGCCACCAGTATATCCACACACCACCAAGCTACTTCCTATTACCTTTAGGTCAATGGCCCTTACGTACTCGTCTGCGTTAGTGTTTTTCATGGCCCACACTACATTACCATTTGCCTTGTTAAGGCATAATATCCCATACCCTCCAGTGGGTATTATAGTACTGTGTAGAAGTACATACACGTAGTTGGTTGTCTCTGCCATATCGTACCCATAATCTGCGTTAGAGTCATTGGCCAGTTTGTACAACTTACTCCACTGGTGTGAGGTCGTGAAGTACGAAACCATGCAAGTATTGCCATTAGATGCTGTGCTGGCGTAACCTGCACAGAAAACTCCATTCGCCACGGTAGAGGATGGTACTGTGGTGTTGTATTGACTATCGAGGGTTCCAATATATGCCCTAAACACTTGCTGTAGGTTTAGTGAGGTGTCCGCCTTTATACAAGTGGCTCGGAGAGTAGTTGCATCGTAGGAGTAGCCTACAGCTACTAAATTTCCATCACTTGTAAAGCATCCCGGACCATTAGCAAGTACACAAGATTTGCCATTCTCGTAGTAACACCTTGCAATGCAAGCCCCTGTAGAAGGGCTTGATGAATACATGATGCTTCCCATATTCGCCGTGCCGTTACCCCCGGAAATAACAGTATACCCGGTAGCCATTATCTGTGTTTTCGCAGAGTTCGGGGATAAATTGTGTATATAACTACCATACCCGGCAGTCGCTTGTATGTGCTTCCTTGTTATAATACCTCCAGAAGAGTTTACAAACGTAAGGTGCCCATAGATGTTACTTGTGTCGCTTATAACACCACACGTCACTAGGGTTCCGTCCGCATAAGTAGCCCCGTTCACATTATCTGTAGCAGTAGTAAACCCTCCGGGAGAAGGGTAGGTTGTTTTGAAGAAATTAACAGTACCTGCCTCGAAGTCGAAACTTCCTATTACACCTTTTGCGGGACTCCCTGAGCTTTCTCTGGCCCCGTACACTACCGTAGTAGTTCCCGTTGGAATAGCCACGAATTTACCGTAGTTCTCCCACGATTGGAATGTCAAGTCCGTTGTTCCTGATACAATTTTCTGTATGCCGGCAGTTACTTCAAAGCTAACCACAGAACTCCATGCGCTATCCCCATAAGTCGTTCCCGCATACCTCACTCTCACATAGTGTGTAACTGTTGGAGTCAAAGCCGTGCTTGAAACCCAAGAAAGCTTGTTCACAGTATCATCGTAGCTACTTGCTACTACTGTGGTGAACCCTGCGTCAGTGGCAATTTCCCAGTCACTGTGTAAGTGAGTATCTTGCCCGGTTGGAGTTGTGTCGAACGCACTGCCAGTTATGGTGGGATTCTTACCAACCGTAGCACCTTCGGTAGGTGCCGTGATAGTTGGAGCGTTTACCGTGATGTTAGCCGTTGTAAAGCTTACACCCGTACTCCACGTACTATCCCCGTAAGTAGTTCCGGCGTGTCTTACACGTACATAATGTAGTGTGTTTATAGCCAGTGCCGTACCGACCACCCAACTTGTTTTGTTCACAGTATCATCGTAGCTACTTGCTACGACTGTGACAAATCCTGCGTCAGTTGACACTTCCCAGTCGCTATGAAGATGAGTGTCTTGTCCGGTTGGAGTGGTATCAAATGCCGAAGAAGTTATTGTTGGTGTACGGCTTGTTCCCGTAGCTCCTTCCGTTGGGGAAGTTACTGAAGGAGTCGCCACTGAAATATTTAATGTTGTAAAACTTGTAAGAGCACTCCATGCTCCCAAGCCTAGCTCAGTACCTTTGTGTCGAACTCTCCACCATACTTGAGTCGTTATTGGTAGATCCGCTGTAATCGTCCACGAGGTTAGACTAGCCGAATCATACGCACTCCTAATGAGGGTTGTTCCTGCGTCACTATATACTTCCCAGTCACTTGATAAGTGTGTGTCAGAGCTTACAGGAGTAGTTGCGAAGGCACTTGATACGATAGGTCCGCCCAAGCCTACTCCCGTTGCTAAATCGGCAGGGGAGCTATTTACTGCTTGGTTTACTACACCCGTGGTAAATCCTACGGCTGTACTCCAAGCACTCCACCCAAGAGACGTGCCCTTGTACCGCACCCGATAATAATGTTGCGTTGATGTAGGAAGTACTGTAGGTACGCTGTATGCTACCAAGTTTACTGCATCGTTGTAACTGGAATCCACAATCGAAGTAAACCCAATATCCGTAGCCACTTCCCAATCACTCATGGCGTGGGTATCTACTCCACCGGGAGTTGTTGAAAAAGAACTTCCTGCCAAATCAGGTGTTCTACTTACCCCTGTAGCCCCATTGGTAGGAGAAGTGCCCGTAGGTTGAACCACTGTTCGGGTAGTGAAGGCCGTGCCATCACTCCACTGGGACCATCCAAGACCTGCTCCCTGATAGCGCACTCTCCACCAGTGTTGCACACCAGTAGCCAAGGAAGTATCACTCGTCCAACTTTCTAGGTTTACCGCATCCGAATAGCTTGAAGCTACCACGGTTACAAAACCTGCGTCAGTGGCGATCTCCCAGTCAGAAGCTTGATGGGTATCAGCGTTCAAAGGAAGCGTGCTGAATGCACTTGCACTTAGAACAGGTAACAAAATCACTCCCGTTTCACCCGAGGAAGGTGCTGTGTTCAATGGTTGGTTCACTTTCATGGATGTGCCACCACCTCCACCGCCCCAGTACATCATGATGTTGTTGACATCGATAACTCTGAATACTGCATTCTCCACACTCGGTGCAGTTACAAGTACCTCACCGGCTGTTACATCAGAAGTGTAATAAACCGTGTCAAGAGTGAACCCATGTCCAGTAATAGGAACAACTCCACCAGTAACCGCAATATAGGAGTCACCACTAACCATCCAAACAATGGTAGGAGGATTAGAAATATTAGTGTCAACATCAGCTTGTGCCTTAACATATCCCACACCCGATGGTCGAACGATATCTTTTACCACTAGCCCATGCCCTGCGGAAGTTACTTTTCTTACGCCTTCGGACAACGGACTGAACTTTGTGATGTCAAAGGTGGCTCCCGATGTGTGAAGTGCGGTACACTTCCAGAATCTGTCGCCATATACAATGACTTGATCCACTGCAAACTCAACCCCGGTGGACCAAATTGCAACACCGCCACTTCCGCCACCTCCTCCGCTTCCGAGTTCCGTCCATACGGCACTACCCGTGGTGGCATCATGACAAGTATAGTACTTGTTTGTGAGCGAATTGCGCACAACGCTATTCACTCTCATTTTTCTTCCGACACCAGCTGTGTCTACCTCATCGAAATCGACTGTCGGTATTCCTGCGTACTCAAATATAACGAAGACGTTGGCATGGCCCCCATCTGCGTAATCTCCCTCATCGAGTTCTTTTAGTCTCCAGTGTCTTGATAACTCTATCATAATTCCACCGCCTCCGTGTTCAATACCACTACATTGGTAGCAGTTTTTACTTTTAATATCGCTTGGGAAAATCCCGTTGTCGGTTTAGTGCTTCCTAAAGCTCCCGCAGTCACCTCAGAAAGGTAATTTACTCCCGTTAATCCATGGGTTCCTACGTTCACTTCCCGAACTCCCCCGGCTATCAAGGCCTTACCGTCACTCACCGCTAAAACCACTCTCACGGGTTCAGAGAGAGTGCTCTCTGCATCCGCTCTAGCAAGCGCCCACGCCGTACCATTCCAGTAAACCACATTTAGCAGGGCAAAGCTACCCACGTCTATGAGGTAACAGTCATCCATTACCAACATTTTACTCAGGTCAATAGTGGCACTCGCCGTGTGAGTTTCTGAAGCCACAAATTCAAAACTATTCCACGACACTCTTTCGCCTGCTACGAAATAACTACCGGTAACCCATGGAGTAGTTCTCCTTGTGAGTCTGTGCCATTTAGCCGAGCCGGCAGTATTATCCAGCAAGCTAAACAGCTCATTACCATAATTTTTCCACATGGTCATGGGCCTGAATAAAGCAACATCATCCGTGACAGTAGGATCTCCACTGGCAATGACTTTACCCACTAAGTTGCTATGGCCACCGTCTCCGTACATCCCGCCGTCTATTTCAGACAAAAGAATGTGGCTACCTGAGCTACCTATCTGAGCCATTCTCAATCCTGCGGTGTCCTTTTGAGTGCCAACCCACTCAACATAGGCCACCCCGTCTTTAAAGTACACCGAAGCAAACCCTATTTGGGCAATTTCTAGGGCCTTCAATTCATTGTCCGGTTTCTCACAGTTACCCACCCCGATGGCATTTTGTACCCCATCTAGGTTGCCAAAAAACTCATTATCAAATAGTGCTATGTAGGTGGGTGTAGAACTATTAAGGTTGTCTTTAGCGACGTACAGGCTATATAATGCACTTTTTTTATTATCTATCGCAGTTATTGTACCCCCCAGATTATAAGACCCTGTTAGTTCGCTAACCGTATCGTATAATATCCACTTACCGCTAGCGTTTTTGTACATGCGTGTCCATGTGATGGGGGAAGAAGCAGGCAAAGGCGTACTCAACCCGTGGTCTTCTAATACGTCACCCCCCGTGAACAGTATTCTCCTGTCGTCAGCACTGGCTCCAGTCCCAACTCCTACTTTCTGTAATACTCCCGCTGTGGCCCTTAGCACCGTCCCAATTACATTGTGTAAGTAGACTGACACCGCTCCACTAAAAGAGTATGGATGGTTCTCCCTTACTACTACGGCATTGGTGCCATCCCACAACACTTCAAATAGCATTATGCTACTCATATACAAACTGCCCGGTGTAATGGTGGCATTAAGTACACCAGAACCATCGATATATACATATGTGGTGGCGTTTGTTGTTAGTGTTATCGTTTGGTTTCCTGCCCATGAAACGGGCAGGGTAGAAATTCTTCCCGTCCCTCCCCGAAGGACTGTGAACTGATTTCCCGTCCTGCTCCAATAATCTCCTGAATCCCCCGCCCACGAAAGGAATCCGCTGTAAAGCATATCCTTTTTGCTTTGGTCAATAGCTTCCCATTGGGTATCCCCAGTGCCATATTTATGGTAAAGCTCTGAATCTCCTGTAAAACAAAGAGAGCCTATCTCAGCGGGCAATCCGGTGGTGGTTAGGTTTGAAGCAAGAGGGGTTCCTGTTATGAAGCAATCGGAATTGGGGAAAAGTTTCCCTATAACTCCCAAATCCACTCTAAAATTATGTTTAGCCATGTAACCCTCCTCTCTATTTAGCATACCATTTTAGGGGGCACAAAAAAAGGCAGAGTCTCCCCCCGCCTTTTTTGAGCACCTTAAAAAAGAAGCTAAACTAGATTATACTAAAACTAATTGTCCAGCAAATCTTGCATCCACTTCACCGCCGTTTACCGTCACAGTGACGTCACCGTTAGCGGCGATACTTATTAAAGCATCTGTTTCACTGTAAGGTCCTGTGCCTTCGTACAATTCCACAGTAGGGTTAACACCACGAAGGTGAGTTGCCTGCGCAAGAGTGTATGTGTAGTTGTTGGCCCCCGCAGTCCAGTCAGTAGTTGCATTAAATGCGCCTACATAACGTTCTGCTACTAAAAGATCAGCTTCTTCTAGGTAGTTAATTTGCCATACGTTTGCACCAAGGTGCGTGAAAGCATATGCACGGCCCGGAAGAACTGTCTTTAACAGTACGGGGGTCACCGCATCATAGCTCATCACGTTTTGGGAAGATGCAGAAATACCATCAACCATAACTGTAAAAGCTTGGCCAGATGAAATAGTAGCAGGATCAGGAAGCACTACGTCATACGTAGATGCGCCTTGGACGGTGTGCCATCCGGGAGAAAGAGCGGTAAGTTGTTTATCCGCTGTAAGTGTTTCTGTGTTTAACCCTACTGAAGTGTTTTGGGCTCGAAGATTACCCTTAACTTCTACGTCGGTCTTAAAAGATTGTGCCATGGTGGCCTCCTCTTAGTTGTTTACAATTACCGTACCTGAGAACCTCATATCCTCATTCGGCAGTTTTTGGATACGAATAGCTATCCTGTTTTCATCTATAATCCTATAACTCTCTATACCTACAGGGGACACTCCCGCATAAACCTGAACAAAAAGCTTTCCTCCATCGCCCACGTTGTGGGTGACTTCAAGTTCAAAATAGTTACCTGTGCTTACCCAGTCACTAAGTACAAATGGAACTTCCACCCTGTCAGCTTTGTAAGTATCAATTTTTTGGGATATGGGATCGAAGGTTGATTTCATGGATACTCTCCTTATCTCTCTCTAAATAATAACACGGTAAGTTTGGGCTTTGCAACCCACTCTTTTTTTATGGTAGCATAACTTTAGAAGAAGATTCTTTCAACCAACTTTTAAGGAGAAAAAATGGCCATAGAAAATCTTATCCGGGAACAAGGTGGCACGTTCAACGATAAAGTGACTACTGTAACAAATGTAAGCGGTATCACCTTTATTGTATCCCCCTTCATACAAGCCTCATTTTCCGTAACGTCTCCCTTGGTAGTCCGCTTTGCAGATCAAGTGAAGACGGTTACTTCGGGTACCATGAGTCTTTTATTAGATCATGCCACAGATACTTTTGGATTGGAGGCGACTACTTCTATGAGTGTCAGCCTTTGTTTTGGGCTCACAACCACCAATGCCCTTGTGTTGGTATTAGGTGCTACCCCCTCTTCGGGGAAGGTCACCACGGATACCGCTAATAAAAGGACTAGCATTCTTTCTACGGCTACGGTAATGTTGAAAGAGGTGAGCAAGCCTATTTATAGGCTCGCCCTACAACGCAATGCTAACACGTGGAGTATAAGAAATGTCTACCAATGACCAACTCGCTAATTATAAAAGTCAGCTTTTACAGGCAGGAAGGAGGAAAATTCTTCAACATGTGCCTGTCTCTGATTTCAACATGGAGCCGGAAGAGTTTCTTAAAAAATACAGCAAGTATTTTTTCCCTCTTACCGTTCCATACCTTTTAGAACTTTGCCAAAAAGATCCGATGGTATGGCACTGGCTTACAGGGGTAGGGATTCAAGAAATAAGACTTGAAGGTCTTCGGGATAAGGCGATAGACGCCATCGAAAGTGTTCTTGAAATGGATGATGAGGGCTCTCCTAAGATGATACAAGCTAAACTCATGGCAAGTAAAATGTTGCTCGATTTAGCTAAAATTGAGAGGCCCAAAGAAACTATGCTCGGACCTATGCTCCCTACTTCGGTAAGGAAGAAAAGTTTGGTAGAGTTAGAGGATAAAAAAAGGATGCTTGAAGAACGCATCCAAATAAGAAAAAACAAGGAGGTAGAATGAGTTACTCAAGTATAGATATCACTGGGCAAGGGGCCTTTGGATTGGTCACTTTTAATTCCCCTAGGATGGTTGGTTTTAATATTAATGCCAATGAATTTGCCATCCTTTCTTTGACCGTTGTCACCAATCGAGCAGGAACTTTAATGCCTGCTCAGCCGGGAGTCATGGCCGTAGAAACTTCTTCCGATGGAGGATTGACGTGGAGAGCTGTACCGGGAACTCTTGAACCAATAACAGGAGTAGGCTCCTTTATGTGGAACGTGAGTTATGAAGCAGGTACAATTTTCCCTTTATGTAGGGCTATTTGTACCGTTCCTATTAATGACCCTAATTGTTTTTACGTAGTAGATTCAATATACCAAAATAAGTTATCAAGTAATGAGCCTGCTTTTATTAAGACTCAGTTTTCAGGTACTATCTCAGCTAGCACCGGATTTAATATTGATGGTGTTCCTACTGGAGTTGAGGAAGATACTGTTACCCCTTCAAATTCACAACCTCTTCCTACAAAAATGTACGTAAATGGAAACGTTCTTTCCTCCTCTAACCCTTTACCTATCACAACCTCTGGTGGGCAATTGGTAGACGTTGCATATGATGAAGCAGTTATGACTATTATAGATCCCTCTACAGAAAATTGGGATTATAAATCTTTAGGTGTTACCGTAGCCACTGTGCAAGTTACGTATAACTCACCTACTAAACAACGAGTTATAAGTGCAAAACGAATTTAGCATTTCTAAATGCGCTTTGTGCAAAGAAGGTTTAGGAATTTTCACGCTGTGGACACATACCCGAATACGCAAACAGCGAATTTTGAGCAAAGTCCCTGTATGTGAAGCATGCTTATTTTTTAAAATTGAAGGGAGAACAGAAGATGACGTTAGAGGAGATGATAGCTTCTTTGAAGAAGATGGAGAAGAAAATTCCGAAGGATACTTTGATTGTGATGAGGACCTTGAATAGCCAAGGATCTTTCGTTGCAATCGATGTTGGCTCTATCGAGGTTACAAAGACCGTAGGAGAAAACGCTGTTCAAGTACTTGTCATACAAAATAAGAAAGCAGATGACAGCTCTCTGTTTGGAAAAATTCTCAATAAAGTGATTAAGCCGTTTAAGGGTTAACTTTGATTTCAGGTTGACTCGCACACTAGTGAAAAAATGGGTAAATGGGTAACTAGTTTTCTCTCGTACCTTGCCTTATTTAATCCCCGACTTCCTTAATCCCCGACTTCCTTAATCCCCGACTTCCTTAATCCCCGACTTCCTTAATCCCCGACTTCCTTAATACTCAATTACACAATAGTGGTTAATAGTATTACCCACTTACACAATAATAGCTAGTAATATTAGTGGCTTATAGTATAACTTACCCATTTACTCATTGTGTTTTGGTGCAATATTTACAGAGACACCGGGTGTGTTTAATGGTATTACACACTTACACAATAATAGCTAATAATATTAGTGGCTTATAGTATAACTTACCCATTTACTCATTGTGTTTTGGTGCAATATTTACAGAGACACCGGGTGTGTCCCATATACCCCCACCCCCTAACCCACTCCTACCCCTCCACGTATTCACTCACGCCCAGCCATGCCTTGCCCCTAGGTGAGTGGGCCCGTACATGGTTAGCCTACGCATCCTGAGGGTAAAAATAAATATCCCCTAGAAAATAGTTTCCCTTCTGTTTAGTAGTAAACAATAACATGTGTAAAAAAAGCTTGACAAGTGGTGTGTAAAATGTTAGTATATGAATACCCAAGGGAGTGGTTCCCAAGGGTAAACAATTCTCTTGAAAGGAGATTGCAATGAAAAAGTTTTTAGTTCTAGCTCTTGGGTTATGTTTAATGAGTTGCGGGAAAGAGGTTGTGGAGGTGTCCGCCCCGGCACCTACTGCAACACCCACGACCCCGCCACTGGTGGTGCATCACCGCCGGGAGGCACAGTGCCCACTAGAAGTTGAACAAATCTTGGCGAAAGTTAAGACTCTCGATGAGTGCCTAGTAGGAGCCCTCGCCTCCCGTGTGGCAAGTTGTCACCAAGAATGTGGGAGGTTTCTATGAATTTCCCTGAATTTATTAAAAACTTGCAGGAGTTTTACGACTCCTGTTCCGAGGACGAAAAGGTCCTCTTAGATGCCAGCGCAATCGTGGCGTCCACAAAACTCTCCAAGGTCTCCCAACTAGTAGTGGTTGGTGAGATGGTAGACAAAGTCCTACGCTCCCGAAAGGGGTAAGGGCTTGCCCCTGAGGGTACTATACATACCCACCTCTAGTAATCTGCCTTCGGGCAGGTTATTTTTTTGTCTACTTTTCCTCTGCAATTTGTTGCAGTGTTAATACAGCCTCGTCACGTATCGTAACGTAACGCAACGTATGTTGTAGTTCATCCCTCCCACCTCGCCCAACCATCACGCATAACTCGCCCACCTCGCACAACTCAGAGGACTCGGAACACAATAACATATATCACATTGTGAGTAGAATAAATAAAAAAGTTCTTGACTTACTCCACATAGTGTGGTATATTAAAGAGGCCTAGGGTATGGAGGTTCATTCTCTAGGTAGGGCAACGTTGCCCATAGTAAAGGAGATTGCTATGAAGTTAACCATAGTGCACCCAACCCCGGTGCAGTTAGAGATATTAAATTGTTTACAGCTTAACGCTTTAGAGGGCGACGCCGAGTACACACGTTGGGAGACTGAACTAAATATGAGTGGATGCGTCCTTGACGACGCACACAAATTCAACTACTTATCCTATGATGGGAGACTTAGTCTCTATTTTAAAGGGTTATCAGTGGTCGTAGAGGAACACAACGGTAAACTAGAAATGTCGCTTCAACACTCTAGGGTCGGTAACACCTACGTTACCCTAGAAAGGGTAGTAAAGAGGGACCACCAAGTGAGTCTATACGCTAGGGACCTAGTTACAAATAAGGTTAGTGAATTATCTGTGGTGCTAGTCACGGATATAGATAAGCCTCCTAGCCTTGTACTGCACCTGAAAGAAATAGCTTAAAGATACCCTTCGGGGTATTTTTTTTGTCTACTTTCCCCCTCTGAGTTGTTGCAGTGCTAAGATAACCTCGTCACGTATCGTAACATATGTTGTAGTTCTCCCTCCCGACTCGCCACCACGCCCGCCACGCAATCAACCCACCCACGCAACACACCGATCACGCCCCAACACGACCACACCCCAACCACGATACGCTAACCACGCCGGTTAGCCAACTCGCCAGTAAAGAGGTCGAGTGTGCAAACCTCGCAACTCGCCAGTTAGCCAATACGTGAGTAATAAGTACGCCCTCGATAACTCGCTAAATAGGGCCTAGGGTTGGCACGGGTAAGTGTAGTGGGTAAATGGGTAAGTGTGTAAGTAGGGGTAGCGGGTAAGTGGGGCCTGCGAGTGGGTAAGTGTTGTAGTATGCGGGTTTGATATCTACCCCACAATAAGCAGGCGGGTTCTTACACACTTACGCACTTACACCCTCCCAAGAATACAAAAAAAACTACCCCACAATAAGCAGGCGGGTTCTTACACACTTACGCACTTACACACTTACGCACTTACGCACTTACGCACTTACACCACCCCACAAGAATACAAAAAAACTGCCCTCAAAAATCCACATATCCACGAGCCTACCCCTGAACGGGCCATCACTATGCGTAAGTACAAGATAGCTAGGCCCTCAAGTTTACCACTTAAAAATCAAACACTTACACATTTTTTATCTTTAAGAGTTGACACGTGGTGTGTAAGATGGTAAGATAAACATGTGAAGTTAACATTAACCCTAGGAGAGAAAAATGAACCTCATTATCAGGCATTCTACGGGAGGCTACGCCCAGTTCTACTACTACCCGCAAGACAACATTGCCAATAGAGTGGCGATTTTAAATACTATAAGGAAGTATCTCAAAAAAGTTAAGCGACCTAAGTTTAGTATTCACACGGACGAAGGCGTTAAAGAAAAAGAAGTAAATTTAGGGGACGTGGAAAGAATCTTGACACAGCCCGTGGAGGGTACATCGTTACAGCTAATGAACGTAAAGTATGTGGCCCCATGTTTCAATAAAAAATACCTATACTCTTATTTTTCTGACGGGATGTATGGCAACCATGTGCTGATGGTGTCATTTAGGCCTATGCCTAACGATACACCAGAATATGTTAAAGAGGAGTATGATAAGTTGTTGGGGGAATGTTTCCCTCAAAATGTATACCCTTCTTGTGTGGGTGTTAATAATGAAGCCCTATTTTTTAATCCCACTAAAGATAAGTTCTTTAAAAAGTGTGGGATTAGGGAAGTGGAAACTAGTTGTCTTCCCATGCTAAGTGCTTACTTGGGGCTTAGAGAGAAGGAAGCCGTTAGAGCTACAACATTACAAGAAATGAGGCATGAAATAGACAAAAATTCATGGTCCTTTCTTAAGAATGTGAATACTTCTCATGTAGTGATCTTGAAAGGTGAAACCATTTTAAGCATTAGGGGCACTATAAAAGCCCACTCTACCCTACTTTGCATAAGTGGGTTTGATGTACCGGTGCACATCTTTGTAGGCTTAGTAAAAAATGATCACTGCACGGGATAGTGTAGAAGCTGATCGTCTCATTGCGAGAGTACAGATAGAAAGGAATAAGTATGGAGATATCTAATCTTATTATTGAGGTTACTAGACAATGTAACCTAAACTGTAGCCACTGTTTAAGGGGTGAGCCAAGACAGCAGAACCTAGACTTAGAAAAGTTGGCAACTTTTTTAAGAGTAAACCGGGTAAAAAGAATCCACGAGATAGCTTTCACAGGGGGCGAGCCCTTGCTTGTTCCTAAAATCCTAAAGAATCTCTTGAAACTTATCAAAGAAGATTTGAAAATAGAAATCGGTTCATCGTTCATTGCTACTAACGGTACAGTAGCAACAGATGAATCAATTGGATTCTTATTACAGCTTTCAGCATATTGTGCGGGGGAAACATGGGTTGCTGTCTCAAATGGAGCAGAGCACGAAGAAGCCTTATATGAATTAGATCTAGAAGAGAAGTTCTTAGAAAATAAAAAGATACTCTCATGCCTTAAGTTTATAGACTACAACATGAAGCACCGAGTTTATAATCGCAACAACCTCCTAAATGAAGGTCGATGTGATTATGGAAGGCGGGAAGTCACGCCGGCCGACTTTGATATTAAGGAAGACTTTGTGGACTGTGACGAGCTGTATTTTAACGTGGAGGGCGACTTGTTCACCGCTTGCAACTTATCGTATGACTCACAAGATGCTAAGAAATTTTATGTGGGAAACTATGCAGAATTTCCAAAAAAGGGGAACGGACATGAATGATGAAACAATAGAAGAAATGAATGTTAGTGACATTACAAGAACAACGGCTTATGGGGTATCAGACACCATTGCTAGGGATATACTGCTATCAGGATGTGAGTACACCATTTTTGAGGTATACATAAAGGGAGGTCCTCATATGTTGGGGGGTTGGGATATCCTTAATCTCCTAATCCCCGGAAACAAGTTACAGG